AATCTTGTTATCCATGATGACCAGTACAGTAAACCAACTAATGCCAGTTTGGAATCAGGATTAGTGCAGGCTCAGGATGACTTCGACTGGCAAGGAGTACGTAGAGAGCGAGACAGTCTGTTATCTGGTAGTGACCATATCCTAATGCCTGACTATCCGTTAGAGGACAAATCAGATTGGGAAGCATACCGACAAGAGCTAAGAGATATACCACAAGACTTCGATGATCCTGATGATGTGGAATATCCAGAGGAGCCAGCCTGATGAGAACTA